GTAGGTGAAAGGTAATTTATATTATCGGAACCTAGTTTTCCGGTTCGCGATGTCGTTGTTTTGTCTACGAGTGCCATTAATACCTTTAAACATAAAAAAAGGGTAAGAAGTTCTAGACCCCTTACCCTTATTTATATCACTTAATTTAATACAAGATTACATCAAGTTTGTAACTAGACAGCGCCTGTAGTAAACGTTGGTGTTGTAAGTGAGTGATCCATCGGAGGATGCTGCGGTTCCAGTGGAGAAAGGATTTGATACCATTCCGTATCGTGTTTTGAATCCAATCTTTGGCTGGAAATTATTCTCACCAACCGCACGTACCATTTGTAGTGGAACGTATGGGCAATAGAATAATCCGGCATCATATGCGCTAGAACCTTTATAGCCTAGTACAAACCAATTTGTGTCTTGGATTGTTGCATATGGATCAACATAGACTTTGTAACGACCGTTAAGTGTTCCAGCAAATGTTGATTGTGTGTCGTCAACATTAATGGAATCATTACCGGAAAGAGCAGGTGTGTAATCAAGTACACCAGCCATTTGCAGTGCAGATGCAACGTCCGAAGAAGTCATAAGGATATTTCCTTTTCCTCTACGTGTGTCGTGTCCGATTGCATTAGCTTCGCGCTCAATCTGGAACATCAGGCCCTTAAATTTCTCAACCATCCAACGACCGTTTGAATCAACATCCATATCGAATGTACCGGAATTGGCTACGTTGGTTTGGGCACCAGTTTTGGCGTTACCGTAAATTGTTCGGATAACCTCGCGGTTAATCTCTGCCAAAATCTCAGAACTCAGAATGTTTGACAATTCTGTTTCTGCGTCAAGACCATGAATTGCTTTTAAGTCTTGTGCGAGTTCCATTGTGTACTCACCTTTGAGTGCACGTGTCTTCGCTGTAACGGTTACCTTATCAATTGAGAAGGCCATTTCTGCGAAAGCGTTGGTACTAGAATCTCCAAGTGCTTCACCAAGTGCCGTAGTCATTCCACGACCTGGGAGATAAGCAGTTGAACTTGAAGCAGCAGCTGCTGGGTTACCATTAGCGGTGTGTGCAGAAGTACCAGCTGCATCTGTTCCAGACTTTCCTGAATCAGCTTCACTGAAAAGTGCTTCTGAACCGGTCTGGGATGCATAACGGGACTTCATGGCGAAAATTAAGCCAGTCGGACCAGTCATTGGTTGAACTCCGCAAACATCGTATGCGATCAAAAGAGGCATACTTCTGCGAACTAAGGAAATAAGTACAGGATCATAACCTTTTATATTTCCAGCTGTAGTACCCATACCGGCACCAACAGCGTTCCCAGGAGCGTCCTCAAATAAAATAGTAGACCCACCTTCTTCCATGATTGATTTTTCCTCATTCTCCAACAAAACAGCTGTAACAGCTTTTCTATAAGAGTCTTTTATCTGAGGAAGATCAGGATGGTCGAGTACAGGACCCCATTTTTCTTGTAAAGTTTCAGATAAATACATCGTTATTCTCCTGAATGTATCATTAAAATTTAAAAATTGTTATTACTAATTATCTAACATGTCTTGAAATAGCTGACATATAGTGTTCCATTCCTTCTTTAAGGATTGGTCTTTCGTCGATTTCTTCTTCATTACTATGTGTTTCAATGTCTTCGACCAGAGCAACTTTCTTTTCTTCTGTTGGAAAGTAATTTTCTTTAAGAACTTCGACTTTAGTTTCGTAGTCCTCTGCGTCTTCAGCTACAACATTTTCAGCTAATTCTGCCACTTTTTCTTTCTGGGTCTCAGTAAGGTCTTTCGTCAATGACGATAAAACTTTTTCTTTTTTAATCTTTGTGAGTTCTGATTGAACTTCAACATTTTTACTAACTTGCTCGTTCAGTTCTTTTTCTAAGTCTTCAACTTTACCGAACAGGTCATCTACTACATCAACCTTCTCTTCAGGTATGGTGATATAGTGCTCTGTAAATAGATCTTTTAGTCCAACGAGGAATCCTTCGGTCAATTCTGAACGAATTCCTTTTTCGATGGCTAATTTATTATCTTTTACCCACTCTTCAGAAACATAATTGAGGTAATTATCTACCTTTTCTACAATTTCTTCTTGATAAGATTGTAATTCTTCTTGCAATCGTCCTTGCATAGATTCTTCAAGTTCTTGTTCTTTTGTAAGAACAACCTGATTTACTTTTGCTTGAACTGCCGCTTCAAAAATAGTACTTGCTTTAGATTTGAATTCAGGTGAAAGTTCTTCGCCTGCGGTTAATGCATCAATGTCATCTTGGACATCAAGTGGTCTAACATCGGTTTCTTCTTCCGCACCTTCTTGAAGTTCTAGGGAACTAAGAATTGATTCATACTGCCCGGCAATCTGATCTTTTTTCAGTTTACCAAGTTTTTCGTAAACAGCTGCCATCATACCTGCTTTGGTTGTTGGCACTGAATCTTCTTTTACCTTAGCCATTGGTTCGCCTTTATCGGACATTTTAGCTTTTCCCTTTACAGGATTGCCCATTGCAGTTCCGGAACCCTTAACTTCTGCGGGAGGATCCGCATTCACAACTTTTTGTGCGTCAGGCCCATCGCCATCTGAGCCACCCTTACCAGGTGCTGGTTGATTTTTACTACCCTCTTGTACCTTACGTGCTTCCTGAACAAGACCTATCTCTTCCAACAAATCATCAGTCTCAGTGGCCGATAGCCCTTCTTCGTTGCATTTAGTTTTTATCTGTTCAACGAGCTCTTCCCTTGCCTCGCCGTCTAATTCTAATGCTTGCTGAGCTAATGTTTCGAGTTCGTTCACACTTGTGGCAAGAGTCTGCTGCTGTTCTATAGTGGCAGTTTCTTGTTCAGACATTTGCATTCTCCTAATCTATGATAGAATATTAGTTACTGTTATATTATTTATAAAATTAAAGCTTTGATAAAAACTTTTCGAACGAAGATACATAGGTAGATTCGTCTCTGGTTTTCTTTGCAAATTCTTTAACTATACTGTTTTTAATTTCTTGAACATCTGTTTCTTTTAAAATACCATTATTCCAGATCCATTCCCTGCCTTCCATGATGCCTTCTACGAACGCCATAGGTGCTGAGGGATCTGCAACAATGTCTCCAGCTGTTGCAAGGTGAAAATCATCCTGTACGACTTGTGAGCCACTAATTGATTTTAGTGAACCCATGCCTCGCGAACTAACTCCTAATTTAGCACCCTCATCAATTAAATTCTTGACAATTTTACCATAAGGAGTTTCCATGATTTTTGCTTTTCCTACAAAGTTTGGACCATCTTGCTTAAGTTCCTTAACCATGTGGGAAACTCTTTCGAGATTAATTTGAGGACCATCTGGATGCCCCAATTCACCGAAAGCTCTGTTTGTGTCGATATACTGTTTAGAATATCTACCTACTTCTTTTTGCATCGTCTCTAATGGATAGACTCTTCCGTTTCTATTCTTTTGTTCTGCTTGTAAAAAGACACCTTTAATAAAGTAGTTCTTTTGATCTGTGGAGCTATCTTTTTCCACAAGCATTTCTACGTCTTCCATTAATTCGCACATGAGTTTCATAAGTTTCCCTTAATAACCTGATCTTGCAACTGGAGTGTATTGCGCATTTGTAGTGCTAGACTTAATATACTGGTCTGCGTCTTTTTGAATTACATGTACTTGACCTGCCGGTAATGAAATTGAGCCAACTACAGTTCCGTCTGATCCTAATGCTGTTCCGTCACTATCTATGATAGTAATTAATGTAACAGCAGTTGTGGTAACGGCTATAGCAGTAGCTTTTCCTACAGTGTTATTTGTTGTCGTGCTCGCGGTATTTGCAGCAAGTATTTTCATGTTTATTTCCTAACTTGATTTGTTATGTTTATTTATATAACTTATGTGGTTATGATTACAGATCTTCTTTATCAAAAACACTAGAAGTATACTCTTTTTTTAACTCTTCTATATGATCAGAAGCTTTATTATTTAATACTTCAAATGTCTTTTGACGGGCGTCCGCGGCATCCCCTTTAAGAACTGCGTCAACCATACTTGTTAAGTCATCTTTTTCGTTCGTATCAACCACTTTTTCTTTTCTTATTTATATCACTACTAGGCAAACTGTATAATTTTCCACCTGTGAGCATTTCTGGTTTAACCTGTTCCGGTTGTCCTTCTTCAGGTGGAGGCTCTTCTCCTGGGCGAACATTAATCTGATTCGCCGGCGCAGCATCAGGCGCAGCATTTTGTGGAGGCATTTCTTGTGCATCTTCTTCTGCTTCCTTAGCCTCTTTTTCTATTTCTTTTTGTATTTTCTTTTGTTCATCTGGTGTATGTCTCA